GTTGTCCACGTTCGTTTGTCGTTACTGTCATTGTTCTGTGTCAATTGTAAAGAACTGTTACTATTATATATACTTTCTTTACATTTGTCAACACTCTGTTTGATTACCATAACTTATACAATAAAAAAGGACCCGTTATGGGTCCTTTATAGCACTAGGAAATTTATCTATTTCAGTCGCGCCGAAAACCATCTAGTTTAAAGTCTATTGGCAAAGACTAGGAGAATGTGATCACATCCTGACCAAGGGAAGAAGAGAGGTCAACAGGTTGCCCTGCCACGATGCCATCGGAACCTGAGAAAGAGATATTGTAATCAATATCATAGTCGCTATCACTAACACTAAATTTAGTTGTACGACCAATTTGTTTGTCAATAGCTTTCATGCCCTGATAGTGTCGCCAGATTTCACTTTGGGTGTTGGCATCGATGTTGTTTTCCATAGCATCTTTGACACAATTTTCAAGTGCTTTGACTGCTTGCAAATAAGGATTCATGAGGAAGTAACGGTATCGCGAGTGTAACATGGAACACGAGCAGGGTCCAACCATTTCGTGTATTCAAAGTCCTCCATAGCATAGTCCAATTGAATTGAACTGTCTAGGAGGTACATGTCCCTGTATCGTTGTGTCCATTCATCGAACTTTTGAATTCGATAGTCAGGACGACCGTTGAGTGCGATCGTCCCAGACTGGACATAACGATAGGGATAGCGTTCTAGAAGAACTTCAGGTTTCATAATAAAATAGGTCCTGTTCAAGTTTAGATAAGAGGATATCATAATCCTCGTCTACATCACCATAGAAATCAACACCTTTCTCCTCAAAAAATTTCATAATCTGATTATAAAGAATAGGATACTCGATGTCAAGTGTCACTTGTCGATCAATAGCATCGTAGAGGATGCCAACAACAGACGAGAACTTTTGTGCTGTAGTCATAAGATTTTACCTTATAATGGACCGTATGCCCAGAAGGGCAACGAGTCAGGCAGGATTTGAACCTGCGACCAACTGCTTAGAAGGCAGTTGCTCTATCCGCTGAGCTACTGACCCAAACGGTAGAAGCAAGGTCTTCCTCTTCAAGCTCAGCAAAATGATGCAGTTGATCGATGAACAGATCCATCAATGCATCAGCAGTGTCTTGATTTTCGTAGAACTCTTCGTTCATTGGAGAATGCCCTTGACTACCCTGTAATTATAGCAGACCAACTAGCAGCGGTCAAGGCTTGAAATAATCTTTTCGCATGTACCTGCCAAGGATATTGCTGTTGTAGAATGCAGGTGTCCCATCGTCCATGCTCTCCGTTAGTACGTTGTTGATAAAAAGTTGTCGGGTCTCTTCAAAATTTACGAGACCTTTTGATTTATGTAGGCTAATTATATCTCTTTTAAACGATACCTTCCCCTGAGTTGCGACATCATCAGCAAGTTCCTTACTGCTGCCGTAGTATCTTTTCCAGTCGCTTTCACTTTTAACTCGCCTAGACTTACCTCTAGGCTTTCGATGTTGCCAGAAGTATTTTCTTCCGATGTACCTTTTACCACTACAAATGTTTGTAATGCAATAGACGAAACCGAAATAATCGTCAATGTCCTTAGATAAAAAAGGGTGTCCGTTAAAAAGCCAGGGATTTTCATAGTCAATCGCAGATTCCGTCGTCGTCGTTGATGTCACGATATGTAGTGTGCCTATCAGTGTTGCTACTACTTATACGATAAGCGTCAGCATCTGCATACACTTCGCTCTTTAGTTCAGCAAGAGCTATTTCTATATCGTGAATAAGAACTTTAAGGTTTCTTTTTTTCATGAGTAATATTCTTGTAGAATCATCAGAACTCTGTTGAGCATATAGTGTGCTCCATCCTTCCAGTCTTCACTGGCTCCATCATAGTCTCCCCGATATAGTTCTGATTTCAAATGGTGAATCCTCGGTTCAAAATCTACTTTTTTCATAATAGATCTGCCCGAGGGGGGATATTTTTGAATGATGCGTTTCAGGTCGTCGTCAGACATGTTTGAAGTTCCTGCCAGTCCTTGTCAAATAGTTCTAACCCTTTGTCGGTAAGAACATGTTTATACATCTTATGAAAAACGGTAAGAGGGATAGTACAAATATCAGCTCCCACTCTAAAAGCAGAGGATACTTGGTGAACATCCCTAACCGATGCAGCAAGGACCTGTGTCTTTGCGTTGTGCGTTGCGAATACATCTGCAATTTCCTCAATTAGGTTAATGCCATCAAATGAATTGTCGTAAACACGACCTACAAATGGTGACACATATGTTGCTCCCGCTTTGGAAGCAAGGATTGCTTGCGCTGAACTGAACACTAAAGTCACATTCACATTGATTTCATCATTAGTCAGGTCTCTACAAGCGAGCAGACCTTGAGGTGTGCATGGTACTTTGATTGTAATATTTGGTCCGATCTCGATGAAGTCTTCTGCCATGTCGAGCATTTCCTCAGCAGTCTCTCCGACTACTTCAGCAGATACCGAAGAGTTCCAAGGAAAGATCGAAGAGATCTCCTTGATAATACTCTTAGGGTCTTCGCCTGCTTTGAGCATGAGACTGGGGTTAGTGGTCACTCCGTCGATGAGACCAGTCTCGTATGCTTGTGCAATGAGTTCGGGATCAGAACAGTCCAGAAAAATTTTCATGACTCTCCTGTATAGGTTATCAATATTTATTGTACCAAAAAAGCACCCATATGGGTGCTTTGTTACCATCTTAACACTTAAGATGTCACTCTCCATGGAGGTGTGCCAAAAGGTTTTAAGTTAACCCACTTGGCATAATGTACTCCACGATAAGTCAAGAATGCAAAAGTTTTTGGTGGATCGTGCTTTATAGGATCATACTCTGGTAAATCGTAATTCCACTCAAGACTTATCTTGAGCATTGGGAAGGAGTCAGAAGACTAAGTTCCCAATAGATCATTCCTAAGAAAACTACACACCCTAGGGATACGCTCCCAACGATTTGTAGTGTTTCCATTGCTCAAGACTTAGATGCGAATTTACGCTCGACCTTGATACCACGATACATTAATTCATGGTTACGATTCTGATCCTGTTCGGCAAGAACCTTTGCTTTGTATCCTTCAGCATCATACTTGATGCCACGATAAGTGATTGTTGTCATTTTTTTACTCCTAAAGTAGTTGGATTTTTAGGCCCGTTCCTTTAGTCGTTTGCGTCCCATTGACATTCAGGTGTTGCTTCTTGAAGAACTTCAATAAGTTCTGCCTTAATGTCGTCACTCACACTGTCAGTTGTTTCCATGCGACTAATCATATCAGCAGCATCAATACAATTAATAGTGGTATATAACAGGAAAAATCCTAACATGGGATGAACGCTCCGTTCCGCGACTTACTTGCGTCCTGAAAAAATGTTCAGGATGAACGTATTTGGTAACGATTGTTACCTACTTTATATTTATACCATGGAATGCTGACAAATGTAGTTCATTCCGATACATTTCTAGAATCTCTTAATGCTTGCTTCTTTGCGGCAGTCCAGAGCATGTCTGTCACGTCTGGACCGATTTCATTACCCGCATCTAGCAAGTCATCATAGACTGAATCCAGCGAAGGTGTTTGCTTTGATGTCTTGTTTGATTCCTCCGACGACATAACTTTCAATCTCCGTTTCTTGTGGTGCGTTTTGTAATCCTCTAGAGGTCAACCAGTGTTGAGTCCAAGGAAGAGGATTATTTCTAGCAGGAATATCATAGATTGGATCGATACCAATTGCTTTCATGCGTTTGTTAGCAATCCACTCAACATAATTGTGCAGCAGACGATCATTAAGACCAATCATACTACCTTCCTTGAACAGATAGTTTGCCCACATCTTTTCTTCGTTGACTGTGCGCTTGAACATCTCTGTCACATATCCTTTTTCTTCTTTTGCAATTTCTTCCATTTCTGGGTCGTCTCCGTTTGCCCAGTTTTTGAGGATATTTTGTGTGATAACCAGATGTTGACTTTCATCTCTAGCGATAAGAGAGAGTATCTTAGCTGAGCCTTCCATAAGTTTGTTCTCGCCAAAAGCAAACGAGCACGCAAACGAAACGTAGAAACGAATGCCCTCAAGAATATTAACATTAGAGATTGCCCTATAGAGTTTACGTTTCAACTCACGACGATCATACTGACCAGTGGTATGTCCTTGTCTTGCAAGGTCCCACATCTGACCATTATCATACTCATGTGCATGATTGATAAAGTCATCATAAGATTCTGTAACGCTACTAGCACGTTCCATAACATTCTCATCGTCGAGAATAGTATCAAACACTTCACTAGGATCAGGATATACGTTCTTAATGATGTGTGTATAAGAGCGACTATGAATCATCTCCATAAACTCCCATACATTCATGCAAGCTTCAAGTTCAGGTAGTGAACAGTATGGGATAAAAGCCATGCCAGGACCCCGCCCTTGTACAGAATCCAGCATGATTTGGTATTTAAGGTTACTAGTGAAGATGTGCTTCTGCTCTGGCGATAAAGTTTGGTAATCACTTCTGTCCTTTTGTAATGATACTTCCTCTGGTCTCCAGAAGTATCCAAGTTGTTGTTGAGTAAGTCTGTCAAATACAGGATACTTATACTCGTCATACCTCTGGACTCCCAGAGGTTGACCGAAAAACATTGGTTGTTTCTTTGTGTTTACTTTATTCTTGTTAAAAACTGTCATCCTTTCTAATTCAGACTTTACAACTGTCACAATCTTCTTCCTCCGTGTTGAGTAATTCGTCGATTAATGCATCCACATTGGAACCCTTGGGCGGTTCTTCATCACCATCTTTCTTGGCATCATATGTATTTTGATAGTAAGATGTCTTCCAACCATATTTGTATGTGGTAAGAAGATCCTTTGCCATCTCAGATACGGGCACTTCATTGTCAGGATAGTTCTCTGGATTATACGACCAGTTACCACTGATCGCTTGGTCAAAGAACTTCTGCATAATAGCAGTTACTTTGATGTATCCGTCGTTGTTGTGCATGTCCCAGAGGAGGGTGTACGCCCCCTTGAGTGTTGAATAAGACGGGACAATCTGCTTAAGGGGTCCTTTCTTACTCTTCTTAACGGACAAGTATGCACGAGGAGGTTCGATTCCATTGGTAGCATTTGACACAACGGAACTGCTCTCCGAAGGCATTTGTGCGGACAGAGTGCTGTGTCGCAACCCGTATTCCACAATGCGTCCCCTGAGATACTCCCAATCACATTGAAGCTCATTTGATACTACTTCGTCCACTTCACTCTTATATGTATCGATAGGAAGAATTCCATCAGCGTATTTTGTTTTACCAAAATAACCGCAAGGACCCTTCTCCATCGCCATACGATTTGATGCTGTCAGAAGAGCATACTGGAACCTCTCAGTGAGTTTATGAACCAGATCAAATGCTTTCTGTGAGTCATACTTAGCACCATTCTTGGCAAGGTAATGTGCCAAACCAATGTAACCAATACCAAGTGATCTACGATTAGTAGTGCTAACTTCTGCTGCCTTAACAGGATACTGTTGATAATCAATCAATGCATCTAGACCACGCACTGCTAGTTCACAGAGTTCATCAAGTTCATCCAGATTCTTCAGTTTACCAACGTTGATAGCAGAAAGAATACACAAAGCAATTTCACCTGACCCATCAATGTGTTGAATAGGATCTGTAGGTAGAGTGATCTCTTGACAGAGATTACTCATATTAACTTTGTCTTTGAATGAAGAATGTGTGTTGCAGTGGTCGATATTCATAATGTAAATACGACCAGTCTCTGCTCTCTCCTTCAGGAGATCCAGAAAGAGTTCTTGAGCAGGGATAGTTTTGCGTTTAATAGACTCATCTGATTCAGCAGCCACATATAAATCGTCAAACTCAGGAGTCCCGAAAGCATCATAAAGACCTGGTACATCGTGAGGTGAGAAGAGTGAGATGTCTTTTGATTCAATGAATCGTTCATAAAAGAGTTTACTAATCTGGATACTATAATCTAGTTTGCGAACTCGATTATCTTCGGTTCCCTTATTGTTTTTTAACACAAGGATATCTTCTATCTCTTGGTGCCAGATAGGAAAGTGAACTGTAGCAGAACCACCTCGGATGCCGTTTTGTGTGCAGCATCGTACAGTGCTTTCAAACTTTTTGAGGAAGGGGACAACACCTGTGTGTTGTACCTCTCCGCCTCTGATTTTAGCGTTGATCCCACGGATTCTGCCTGCGTTAATACCGATACCAGCCCTTTGTGCGACGTAGTGACCAATAGCCATATCACTGCTAAAGATACTATCGAGGGTGTCATCAACATCAACGAGAACACAAGATGCAAATTGACGTAGCGGTGTCCTGACCCCTGCCATGATCGGCGTCGGGATGTTGAGTCGGTGTTTTGAGATTGCGTCATAATACTTTTTGACGTATTCCAACCTATAATATTTGTCGTCATCTTGGAAGAGAGTCGCCGCCACCATCATGTACATAAACTGTGGCGTCTCGAAAATCTCTCCAGTTGAACGATCTTGTACGAGATATTTATCTGTTACCTGACGAATGCCAGCGTATGTAAACAGGTAGTCACGATCGTGATCGATGTAACTATTAAGTTTTTCCCACTCCTCATCTGTGTAGCGAGACAAGATGCCTCCATCATATACACCTTGAGCGATGCACTTCTCTACATGATCTTTCAGAGGAGGGTGTCCATCTGGATGTCCATTATAAACTGCTTTTCTCAAACTGAATAGAAGCAGTCTAGCAGCAACAAACTGATAGTTTGGAGCATCTAGATCGATAAGGTCATTTGCAGACCTAATAAGAATTTCTTGGATGTCAGAGGTCTTGATGCCATCAAACAATTGAAGATTGGCATTCATTTCTACCTGACTCTCAGAGACGCCTGCAAGACCGTTGCAAGCGAGTTCTACCATTCTATGAATCTTATCCAAGTCAAGGGGTGTTTTTACACCATCCCTTTTAATAACAAAGATTTCTTTGGGTGTCATACCTTTTTCCATTCAGTTAGTTTAACGTGTGCTTCTAAACCGTCATAGGTGTTAAATTCTACCAGAGATTGAACGTCATGTCCAGAGAGGAACATATCATTTATGTCTTTCTCTTGTAGATTATGTGGCCATATTACGACCTCGTATCCTTTATCAATCGCCTTTTTCATACGATTGACAATC